CTTGAACTTGCCGGTCTTGAGTGCATGCAAGAACCCGTTGACGCGAGCGTATGCCCACTGCTCAGCACCAGCCACGGTGGGCCGCACTGACGATGGGTTCTGACGGTACGCACCAATGCCACGCTCGAAGACAGCAACCAACGTGCGGGTTGTGGTTCGCTTGCTCTTGGCATCGCCCACTTCTTCGTTGTGTTCTTCGGCTTTCTCTTTCAGCGTCTCACGAACTTGCTCACTGACAGCCTTGATGCCCTTGGTGACTTCTGGCTCGTCAGTTGGTGTCAATCGTGACACTTGCACGGGAGCGTCACGATCAGACGGCGTGAACGTGCCGTCCTCGTTGCGGATGTAAACCTGCACAAAGGCAATTGGATCTTCTGCTGTGGCTTCACCGTCGCCAACAGTACCCGGCTCAGTGCCAGATTCTTTGAAGCGTCGGATCTTGCCCAGATACTTTCCCTTCTCAGTCCTCCATTCCACCCATGAGCCAACGCGGACTTCGCTGCGGGTTGCCTTTCGGTTCTCTTCTTCTTCGTTGCCGTATGCCAAAGCACCCAAAGGCGGCAGGGCTGGCTGACCAAGAACGTCAAGCGGAATGCCATTGACGCGCAGTTCGTCGCCATCGTCCGCCGGATCAAGGCCGAGTTCGGCACGGGCTTCGTTGATCGTGCGAATACCATTTGCAACCTGCTGTTGCATGATGCCCGATATCAGTTGCTCGTCTTCTTGAACCGGGTTGTCATAGGCCAAGAACAGACCGTCAGCCAGTCCACCGAAGAGCGGCAGCAACGACTGGTTTAAGAACTCAGCGTCAGCCACCAAGTAGGGATGGATGGTGTCACGCATGTAGGACGCAAAGCCAACCTGTGCCGATGCAAGGTTTGGATCGTTGGCCTTGAGCAAGGTGACAGGCACGCCGGACACTGCAGCGATGACTTCAACTTTGCGGTTCTCGCCTTCGCTGAATGACAGGTCACGCGGGCTGAACTGCAACGGGCGTGCGTCTGATCCACCCTCGAAAATGTAAGGCCGACCGCTGTTGTGGTTGCCGCGAAGGTTCTGATCGAGGTACGCAATCATGCGGTTCCACTGCGTCTCGTTCAGCGTCTCTTTGAGGAAGATGCCCCAATCAGGTCGGGCTTGGTTCTGGAACAGGTGCTTCTCGTACCCGTCCATTGACTGCAACAAGCCAGCCGCGTCAGACGCAGCGGCAACCCAGCCACGACCGTACAGCGGATCGTTCGGGTCAGGCACGCGGTTGTGCAGCACTTCGTCAGGTGCAAAGAATGCGTTGTTCGGTTGCTGCCCGTACTCGTAGCCTTCAATCAGCCGCTCGTCACGGGTTGGCTTGATCTTGACGTACTGCGACGGCATAACCCAGATTTCAACCGGGTAGCCCATCGGCCCCATGATCGGGTGCAGGTACTCGTTGCCAGTCACCTGCAAGAACGTCTTGCGAAGGATGTTGAAGTTGTACCCGTCGTAAAACGGTGACACCTTGTTCAGCAGGTCAAGGATCGGGTGGTCATAGATTTCAACAACCTCACCGCCGGTGTTCGATCCGAGCATGGCGGACTTGGCAGGACGCATCGAGCCGTCGCCCTTGAGATACCGCTGCACGCTCTTGCTCACCGACTTAGTTGGGAACTGCTTCGTGCCTCGTGCTTCAACAGACGCATACAGGCGCAAGGGCTGTGCGGCGATGCTGCGAGCGTTCATCATTACAGCGGCGTACACGTAGCCGGTCATCAGACGCAGAGCAGCAGCCTGCTCTTGCGACGATTTGCTCATGCCATATGTGGCTTCGGGCTTGATGGTGGATCGGACGTAGTCAAGGCGGTCTTGCTTCGCCTTGAACCCAAGAGCGGATTTGAAACCTTCAAGCATTAGAGCGATCTCCACATTCGTTCATCGTTGGCAAACCTGTCACCAGTTGCGGCCTTATCCGCTACGCGCACCCGTGGCTCGACACGGCTGCCATCGAAGTAAACCACGGCATATCGCAACGCATCCATCGCGTGATCCATCTCCTTCTTCGGTGCATCTTTATAACCACTTGAGCCACCAAGCCACTCGTACGACTCAAACTCACGGATAGTATTCTCGCACTTTGGGTCAACTGTCAATCGTGGCTGACCGTCGCCAGCACGAGCAAGACGCTGCTGCACCTTCTGGATGCCCGGAAACACCGTGTTGTCAGCCGATGCCACATCGAGGTTGGACTGGTGCATTGCAGCCTTCAACTTGGCGGCTGACGGATCAAGCACAAACGACTCAATCTTGTACCGGCTGGCGATGTCCTTGGCAGTTGCGATCACATCCACCTCAAGCATCTGGGACTTATAGAACTCTTCGAGGATGTGCAATCGACCGTCGCCATCTTCGCCCACAACCAGAAGTGCCGCCGGGTTGGTGTACCCTTCATCTTGGCCCACGATGATTCGCCGCCACTCTTCGTTGCGTTGCCGAACATGCACAGACCGATCAAAGCGGTCATACACCAAGCCCTCGCCACCACGCCACTTGCCTTCAACGTATCGCTCAAACGCTACCCCTTCAAGACTCATCAAGTCATCCAGATAGGCTTGCGGCAGAAAGAAGTTGTCAGGGCTTCTGGTCTGGATCGCCCGGCAGTTCTCAGCGGCTTGATGCCCACCGGCAAGCCCGAAGCGTACAGCCAAGAAGTGTGACGGCGCACCAGGGTTGCAGGCTCCATACAACTGCATGGCAAGGTCATCAAGTTCAAGACGGATGCGACCACGCAACATGGTCCAGTCGCCCTCGACCAACTCAACGGCTTCGTCAACCGCACAGCCTGACAGGTTCAAAGACCCCATCTTCTCGTAGTCATCAAGGCCAAAGTAGTAGATCGTGCCGCCACCAAGCAGGCGAATCACACGCTCGCTCTTATTGTGTTCGTATGTGCCACGCGGCAGTACGGGTGGCAAGTTGCCGTCTTGTTCAAGCAGCGTGCGAAGCGTCGTGGCCTTCAGGCTGACAAGGTGCTTACGCGCCAAGCCCTCACGCGCACCCGGACGGCCAACCAAGCGAGCAACCAACTTCATGCACAACGCCCGCGTCTTGCCTGCACCGAACGCACCTGAATACAGCACCTCACGCTCTCGCGCTCTAATGAAGTCAAGTTGTGCAGGCAGCAGGTCAAACCTCATCAGGCTTCTCTGGTGGAGTGGCTTCGGCAAACTCGATGGTCAGAGGCCGCAGCCCTTCGCCGCTGTGTTCAGTCTTTTCACGCATGCCGAGGTACTGCTTGCTCAACCACACCATCATCTGACGGTCGCCATCCATTGCAGAGTTCCACATCTCACGACGCAGCGAACCCTTGCCAGTGTCCCGTGCTTGCTCGATGATTTCGCGGTAGTCCTCACGGGCATACAACGAAGACCGAGAGCAGCCGAAGAACCCGGCAATCTCCTCATAGGTCAACTGCATTGCAGCGAGTTTTCGTAGTTGCTCAACGTCAAGATCCAGTGGTGCGGGCATTACTTCCTTCTCCTTGGTCTCACCATAGCCAAACCGAACAACAGCATCGGCCCGGCGAACGGCACAAACCTATCTGGTGGATCGGGCAGAAAACCAGCCGACAACTCTAACGGGCTGAACTCTGGCTCAAACGGTGGCAAGATGCTGCCGGGTATATCAGTCAGCACAGATCGTGACACCGTGAAGCCTAAGTCAGGCATGCTTGTACTGAGCCTTGTCTTGGGTGCTTGCGGAGTACTGGCAGCAATCGTCGGATAGATCAACTCGTCATTACCCGTGTCAGCCTCGCCAACTTGCAGCGTGTTCACAACCTCGGTTACCTGCGTGAATCGGTCAAAGGCTTCCTTGCCGATCAGAGTTGACAGCACAGCCACAGCAATCGCCATGCGTTGATTGACCTTGGCGGCTTGCTGCTGCTGCTTCTCGCACTGGCTCAGGGCTTGCCGTTCGTCCTTGGCTCGTTGCTCGCACTTGGGACAGGTCATGCAAGCGTGATTGTTTGACCGCTGACCAACTGCACTTGGACTTCGCCTTGCACGGTCATTGGATTTGTGTTGATAATTGTACGGTTGCTTTCGACGCCATCAATACGACCACCGTTGGCAGTTGAATTGGTCAAAGTCAAGGTGTTAAACGTGCCAAGGTTTGTGCCAAGCGTGCTGTCACTTGGTTCATCTTCAAGGGTCAACGTCCCACCGTTCAGCGTCAAGGTTGTGATCGTCGGCCCGCTGCTTAGGATTTCGCCAGTCTTGTTGATATTGGCCGTGGTGATCGTGCCTTTCAAATGCTCGAGGTTGCCAGACACGTTCGCCTCTGCTAGATCGCAAGCCGCCACCAGTCTGCTGCCCGCACCTACTCTCACCGATGGTGCAACAGTCGCACCGCCTTCAGCAATACCAACTTGGGCATCGGTCATCTTGATCACTGAAGATCCGCGTGCTTGGTGCGTGTCTCTTGTTTGCGCTGCACCTGAGAACACAAGCACTCCATTGGTCGTATGCAAGAACAGGCGTTTGATAAACGTGCCGTTGCCAAAGGTGCAAGATCGCGGCATTGCAAGGATGTGCAGGTCTTGTCCTTTGGGAATCATGTCAACGACTGTCTCGGATGAGGCAAAGACAAAGACTTCGGAGTTGATAACCAGACCGCCAGTGCCAAGCCGACCACCAAAGCCTTTGTTGACTCTGAACTCTTTCAGCACAACTGAGTTCTGGAACGAGTCGGCAACGTCCTTGTCAATGCCCGGAAAGAACACACGATCACCATTGGTTGGCGTATTTGATCCAATCCCACCAGAGGTTTCCCAATTACGAGCGTTGGCATAGTCCGTATCTGTTGCGCCCGTCCAAATACAGACCCTATGAGTGGTTGCACTCGCAGCGTTGCTGTTCCGGTTGTCAAGTACAGGTAGAACCATCAGACAAGAATGAACGTGTCACCGTTCGCAGGAGCCTCTGTGAGAGCGTTGACCGTGAACTTGCCACGCCCGCTGCTCAACACATAATCAGTCACGGCTTTTTGCTGCCCAGCAAGGTTGCCCGTGACAAACAAGCAGATGCGGTCGTTGAAGTGATCCGCCGTGGCTTCTGAGATGTTAGTCTCAAAGGCTGTGGTGGTTGGGGTAAAGGCCGTGTTGTCAACCGTTCCAATTGGGCAAGCGTCCATCATGGCCTCAAGCCTGTCAGCCGCAGCACTGTCGCCACTGATCTTGACCGAATCAACTGGCTGGTTGCTAGTGCCATCGGTGTAGTCTGACAAGTTGCTTGCACTGGTGGTGCTGTTGTCAATGCGCTTCACGTTAACAGCCACGACGTTGTTGCTGTTGTCAATCGCAGCGTCAAGGGCCGCAGCCGCAGAGGCATCACCGTTGATCTGCTTGGTGTTGACCTCAAGCACGCCGCTTGATGATGTGACGTTTGAGTTGCCAACCTGGGTGACATCAACGTTCAGGGTGTCATCGTCAAGCACCAACGACTCATAGGCTTGCGTCCGCATCGCAACGCCCGAGGCCAAGACCGGCACGAACACGTTGGAATCCACAAGGCTGATGCTGAATTGCCCCATATGGTTTGTGTTGGCACTGGTCAGTTCGAGTGAATAGATGCCGTTGGCAATATGGGTGAAGTCGTTGTTGCCTCCGCTTGCGGTCAGAGTCAACGTGGTTGCTGTTGTGTCCTTGATCAACTTGGCGGTGATGTCGCCGGGCGTCAATGTGGTCACA